GCAGGTATAAACTTACTTCCCACCCTAGTTCAGCGGCCTGCATCATTAAGTCTATACCTGCTTTATCTCTATCAGGGCAAACTATTATTCTCTTACCTAATTTCTCTATCAAGTGTGCTTGTTCAGGCCCTACACTATTACCTTGTATAGCAATACCATCAATCATTATAGCATCAAAGACTCCTTCTGTCACTATAACTATTTCTCTTTCTGTATCAGCAAACTTATCTACATTAAAAACATAACCCGGTTGCATATTATGTAGATACTTAGGCGTTGTTTTGTCAGGAGGATTTATATGTCTTGCTGTCCAACCAACTAGTTCGCCGTTATAGGTAAAGGGGACTACCAATCTCTGTTTATATAATTTTTCGTTTACATAAAGCAGTGGATATAGACCAAGTAGTCCTCTTTGATCTGCATATTGTTTTACAGGATGATTATCTTCTAAATCATCTACTGTAACAACATTGTCTGGTAAATTTACTGTATTAAATTTTGCTATAGAATACACATAATCAGAAGTACTTTCTGTTTCTAATTCTTCTGTGTATTTTAGAAGTTCAATTGTGACTTTATGTACATCTTCTTCAGTTGCACCAAGTTTGGTTGCTAAGTCTTTATACTTTTTACCTAAGGTAGGGTTAGGTTCCCAACCAGTTGTAAAGCCACAATTAAAACAATTAAAGGATATTTTTGCGCCTGTAGTTATTAGTCCGCCTCGTTTTCTTTTATCACTACACATTGGACAATCCATAGTGTTCCAGCCACTAGGAGTTTTACCTGTTCTAACTGGCAAATTATCTAAGAGGAGGCGATGTACACTCTCAACTAAAAAGTCTATATCCATAGTATTATTATACAGGATATGGTGTTAAAAGTCAACTAGTTTCTTACTAGTACTTGGCTTATGTTGCCTGATGTTGGAGTATGTAAAATTCTAATCCAATTTGCATTTACAGTATAATTTCTAGTAATAATATTACTGCTACCTGTCAAAACAATATTACTTTCTAGTGTTACCCAATCTGTACTTAAATTATTTGTACTTGGTACACTTTCGACTAGGCTTGCCTGTACATCAATATTACCAGTATATGCATCAGGGTAGATTGCTAAAGTATGTAATGCATTTGGAAAGTTTCTATCTTGATTACCTGAAAAAGCACTTGTTGTAAAAACATTTGCTGGATCACCATCTGTTGTAGATGCTACTTGTAAAAATGTATTTGCACTCTGAGTTGGTGTTGGAGATTGATCTATTTGTTCTGTAATCTGTATGTCAAAAACTAGTCCATTATTCTGATCTGAATATACAGGCTTGTCTATTCCTGAAACATCTTGCTTCGCTATATAAATTCTATATAATCCTGCTGTAACATTTCTTAAATCACCTTCGTCTAAAGTCAATTTTACTTGACCAACACTATCTGTATGCTCTAAAAGTTTATAGAATAGTCTTCTTTTAGTTGTAGGATTGATAAGATATGCACTTAACGTATCACTAAATACATTCTGTTTTTTTCTATCTCTGTTCCTAATACAGAACAGTAATTCGTTTGTTATCCCTTTATGGGCTATTAATTTTCTATTATTCATAGGTCTGTTATCCACGTATAGGCCATCAGTACCAATAACTAAATCAATAATGTCTTCATATAAGTATAATTTGTGGTCACTTTGGCTCATAATAAACTCTTTATATTGTACTATTTATCAATTTATATACTAAATAGTTTTGTGGAGAAAGAAGAACTTATCAAACAAACAGAAGAACGTTATCCGTTTCTAACAGGCATCAAATATGGCGATAATGAATACATAGGAATCGTCATAAATCATGATAATCAGATACTAACATTCTATGATTTAGAAAAAATACCTAACAACGATATTAAAAAAGCATTTTTAGAATACGGTGAAACTTGGTGGTGGGAAAGTAATCGGCAATTACCTATAGATATATTTTTATTTCATGAGATGAAGCCTTTCAAAGATATTTTAAGAACATTTGTAATGAAAGATATAGAAATTATATTTGGACCAATGACATCTTTACAAAATTTAATTAAAAAAAGAATCAAAAGAAGAGGAATTCAGTTAGTTAGGAAGGTTGATTGAAATCAACTATAGTAAATATACCTTGGAAACATTATCTGCTTACTAACTGCTTAACAACTAACGATTTAAATGCTGTTTCAGACTACAGTTTAACCCTAGAAGTTAAAAAAGATACAAATATATACTTTATAGAACCCTATAAAGACTCACCAAATAGACAATATGTACCTAAAAAGATAAAAAATATATTACACGATTTAGGTAAAAGATGTGCGGAACTTTTAGAAATACCTAAACCTTATGAAATATTTTCCGGTATAATGATTTTAAAGCCAGATTACAGATACAATGTTATACATACAGATTCAGAATGGAAAACTGCTACTTTGGTATTAGGATTATCAGATACCGGTACAGGCACTAGTCTTTACGAAACTGATGGACAAGAATTTAATTATACAACTCCATATGTTAAAAACGGTGGTATGATATTTAAACGAAATAATGAAACTTATCACGATTATGATTCTGTTGGGTGCAAAGAATTACGTAGGACAGCAATGATATGGATTAGGACCTAATCCTCACACAATAAATTTAATTGTACAATAATAGCCAAAGCATAACCATAACTATGTGACTTCTTAAAAAAGTATGTACCATCATTTGGTTTTACCCAAACATCTTTTTCAATCTCCTTCCAGTCCTTTCCCACCAAATGTCTTTTACCTGGCCTAATCATTGCAAGTATCATTGCTAATTGTTCAAGACTTGTGGGAGAATGTTGATTAACTATATCCCAATGATTGCTAATATGAAATAATTGTTCAACTATTTCTTTGTGATTGAATAATTCCCACATAGGTTCTGTGTTTATAAGTTTATCTAAATGTGTTTCGTCTTTTATTCCTTCATAAATATGATTGTTAAGAAAGTCTACTTTAAACCAACCCTCTTCTTCTGCTTGTTTATGATCTATTGTACTATAACCTTCCAAAGGAAACTTAGGAATGTTTTGAAAGTAGACCCCAGTATTGTGTTTAGTAAACTTACTATCCTTTTCAATACTTGCAGATGTAACATTAACTAACTTGAGAAAGTCCTCTCTGTTAGCCATATCAATATCTACATCAAAATCAATCTTCACTGAACAATAAACTCCACTTCATTAATTTATCTTTTTTTACTTCTATACGTTCTTGAATTTGTTTGTCATTGACAAGCCCACTATTTTTCATAATATCAATCATACACATTACATCACCTATTTCATCTTGTAAATTACTAATATCATCTGGGCAACTATCCTTTTCAAATCTAATTAGTTTACTACATGCCTGTATAAGTTCAGCACATTCTTCCATTGTTATTACTAACATTTCTTGTCTTTTATTCATTATTCTTCCTTAACAAAGATTCCATCTACCATCTTGCCTTTTCTATCCTTGATGTCATTATATGCTACTTGTAAACATTCTTCTAATGTTGTTCCTTCTCTTTTAGCAATATTAATTAGTATCACTAAGCAATCTCCAATATCATCTTTTACATCTTCTCCTTTGCAAACACTATCAGATAGTTCTCCAACTTCCTGTATTAGTTTTAATACTTGATCCTTACTTGTGGCTCCATCAATAAGATTTCTATTCACGTGCCATTTTTCTGTTAAATCTATTAGGTCAACTAAGTCCCACATTTCATTAGTCATATTGTTTTTCATATTCCTGCAACCTCACATGCATTTTTAACTTCTGCTACTTCTTCTCTATTATTTGCAAACTGTTTCATCCAAAACGTTGCATCAATTATATGCTGTATCATTTTTACTTGTTCATCACTAAATTTTACTAATAAATCATCTCCTGATTTACATAGATAAATCATCCAAGGAGAGATTTTTGCACTCCTTATATCATGCACGGCTCTAGCAGAAGATACTTCTTTAAAGTAATCTTGCCAAGGCTTGTTATGCTCTTTGCCCCAAGTGTCTAAATAAATTATTGTGCGTTCTAATGCTTTCATACCAGGTTCTTTTTTTACATACACTAATAAAAATTCATCATATAATTTGTCTTTACTCCAGTCCGCCAATTTTTTGCCTTCTTTTATTAACCATTCTGCAAATTGTTCTGGCTTTAAATACTCATTTGTAACACAACTTCTACCAAACTTCACAAATCCTTCATAGTATTGGCTTTTTACAAAGTCTTCATAGGATTTTGTTTTCGTTGCTGTAGTATTCATTTCATAAAACATTTGAAATACTCTATATCCTAATCTTGTATGTGTCAAATCTTTATCTGCCATACGTCTTTTCTTTACACACATATGAACACTAAGAGTTCTTTCGCTCTTGAAAGACTTTCCACACCATCTACATGTGAAATTATTTTCCAAAGATGTCTCTGATTGATTTGTCATCGTATCCATGTGCTTCTGCTAATTCTTTAAGTTCTTCTTTGCTGTTTATTTCTATTAAATTGTTTATATCCTCTGCTTTCATATGCGGATATATATTGTAAATAAAATCAAATACTTTATTGTTCTTCTTTTTTGCATTAGGCGGTTTTAAAAAAGGATGAAATTGTATTTTACCTACACCACATGCTGTAAATAGTAACCATTGTAATTCAGGGTGTTGAGGAACCTTGTATTCAATCTTATGATATCTATTCAGTAATTCATTAGTCATGTATATATAATTTGCGGCGTCTCTGCCTTGTACACTACTACAATACCTCATCATCATCCAGGCACTAAAAGCCTTTTTTTGTTCAGCAGAAAGATTGTTATAGAAGTTTCTATCTTTTTTATCTATAGCCGCCATTACATCTTTCAAAGGCAAAGCAGGATTCTTTTTAGGTGACATTATTCTCCTTCAAACTTAATAAGACTTTCAACATTATATCCTTCCTTCTCTATTATAGCACTTCCTCCTAAATCGGGCAAGTCTATTGCGGCCAGAATTAAAATATTTTCTCTAGGTATATTCCAACATTGGCAAATTAAACTTGCTAATGCCCTTGCTGTACCACCTGTAGCAATTAAATCATCTATAATAACAATTTTATCATGATGTTTTAATTTAGAATTTTGTTGTATATGTAATGTTGCCTCTCCGTATTCTAATTGATAATTTCTTTGATAGGTGGGGTTGGGTAACTTGCCAGGTTTCCTTGCTAAGATTAAAGGTAAATCCATGTCCCTTGCTATGGGAGAGCCAAATATAAAACCTCTACTTTCTATTGCAACCACTTTAGTTGCTTTAAACATCATACAACTTGCTGTCATATCTATTAATGCTTTATTGAATGCCTCTGGCGTTTCTAATAGGCTTGTTATATCCCTGAATTGTATTCCTTCTTTAGGAAAGTTTGGAACAGTTCTTATATTATCTTTTATATTCATAGTGTAAAATCTTCCCAAGTTATAAGGCTATTGCCTGTATTTGAATCTCCAAAATGTCCATAATTAGTAGTATCAGGTAATATTACATTTTCTAATTCTAATGTTTGTATAATACCTTTTGGTGTAAGGTCTACTTCCTTTTTAATCATATTAATTAAATCTAATCTTAATTCACCATTTGCATATATAACCAATGAAGAAGGTTGTTCTATACCAATTACATAACTTAATTGTACTAAGCAATCTTCAAGATCGTACTTATGAACTATGTTTTTTGCTAACCATCTGGACATATACGCCGCTGATCTATCTACTTTTGTAAAATCCTTACCTGAAAAAGCACCGCCACCGTGAGGAGCATAACCTCCATATGTATCAACAACAATCTTTCTTCCTGTTAATCCTGTATCGCCGTCTGGACCACCTATAACAAATCTACCAGTAGGATTTATTTGATAGTTTGTATTGTCTGTTAAAAACTCTTTTGGAATCACGTCTTTTACAACTTCTCTTACTAAATCTTCTACTTGTTGTTGTTTAGCATCTTTATGATGTTGGGTACTTACTACAACATTACTTACATCTATAGGTATATTAGGTGCTCCATAGTTAATTGTTAATTGGCATTTGCTGTCAGGTAAAATTATATCCTTATATTTTGATAAGGATTTTCTTCTATTGGATAATTCTTGTAATATTTTATGAGAATATGCTATTGCAAATGGCATATAATGTTCCGTTTCCCTGTTGGCATACCCAAACATTATTCCTTGATCTCCTGCACCAAAATTATCTGTGCCTAATGCTATATCTGAACTTTGTCCATGTAAAAGATATTCTATTTCTAGTTTATCCCAATGAAAACCTTCTTGCTCATAGCCTAATTGTTTTACAGTATCTATAATAATACCTCTAACAGATTCTTCTACATTTTCTTCTCTATCTGTTCTATATTCTCCAGCAACTATTACCTTATTAGTAGTAACTAATGTTTCTATTGCCGCTCTATTATGAATATTATGATTAATTAACCAAGTTGCTATATGATCAGATATAAGATCAGCAACTTTATCAGGATGTCCTTCCGAGACACTTTCGCTTGTAAATTGATACACTATTTCCTTACCTCATTTTTAAATTTAATATGTCGTCCCATTCTGCGTACTCTGTTTTGTTAAAATGATCCTTAGGAAATTGAGGTGGTTCTATATGCAACCATCTTTTTCTTTTATAAATTATTTTTAACCAAACTTTTTTTCCACTAATTGTTATTTTAGGAGTAAAGGCAAATATTTTTCTCCATTTAGTAGTTCTTAAATTATCTTCACTATTAATATAATCTCCTGCAATACTAACTTTATCTTTTAGATGCGGATATCTAGTGTATGCTGGATGATTATAATTTGCCATCCTCTCTCATCTTTTTCCTTATGTTGGTTGCACTTATTTTTTGTATTTCTTCATCTAAAACTTCTTCTTCAATTTTATAACCAACACCTCTACCGTAAGTAATATTCATTATGTTAGGCACACTATATACCCTAAACTTACCAGCAAATTCTGCCAGTTCTATTTCTATATTCTTACAAATTTCGTCTACTTGCCATGGATTGTCTTGTGTAATGGGCATATCTCTTACCATCACAGCAACTTGTCCATGTTTGGCTAATGCTCGTTCAAATAGTTTTTTGTGTCCCTCATGAAACGGTTGAAATCTTCCTAGCATTTGTGTTACAGGAAGTTTAGGCTGATACTCATGGTCTCTAATATCAACAGCAATTAGCCTTGCCCATTGCTCTATAGAGTCTTCTGTCCACCATTCGTCTTCTGTAATATGAGAATCAACATGATAAGATGCCTGCTCCATAGGA